TTTTCAATGGTTTTTAGATGGTCAGAAGTGGAACGGACAAAGAACAGAAGTAAAAATTTAATAACATGAGTAAAAAAGAAAAATTAAAAACAGAGTTTTTTCAGTTAAGAAATGATGATAAAGATTTTTATAATTTATACAATAAAAATGAATTTAAAGAATGGTTAAAGGATTATAATATAAAATTTAATAATGAGGAAACTTGCAAAAATTGTAATAGTAAAGAGGTTACATATAACCAATTAATAAAAGATTCTTATTGTTCTGATTGTGGAACATGGCAAGAAGAGGAATAAAATTTTAACATTTCTTTAACAAAACTTTAACATTTAAAGTTGTACATATTAACAAAATTGTTTATATTTGTACTATAAATAATTAATAACAATAAAAACAAAAAACATGAAAACACTTAAAACATTTAGAAATTTAAACACATTCGCAAAAGTACAAATCTTAACCTTTGGCGTTATTATGCTAACATTATTTAGCGTTGTCGGTCAATGGGCTTTAAATGGATTTATCTCAACATTTTAATATTAACAACTAAAACAAATAACATGAAATTAAAAATTAATCAAAATGAATTATTCTGGGTTCAAATGCTTATGGATAAATTCGGACTAACAAAAAAAGAAGCATTAAAAAAATTAAGAACTAATAAAACAAAATAACATGAAAAAATTTATTAACGATACAATTAAAAACAAATTAAACACAGGGCAAACACCAGTAATTGAATTTATAACTAATTCTGATGACTTTGGACATATCCAATTTAACAAAAATGAATGGTCAATATTTTTCAATTCAAAGTGTGTTCACACTTCCAAAACGTTAACCCCTGTAATTAATAAGCTAAACAAATTGAATGTTGCAAAGTTTGATTTGCAGTTAAACGAATTCAAGGAATTTATATAAAACAACAAAAACAAATAAACATGAAAGAAATAACAGAAATAAAACTAATAGAAACTAATAAAATTTGCGTTCATTATGGTAAACAAATAGAGGTGCTGACCTTACAAGAGTTTAACCAATTAATGAGGCAAAGAATAAAGAAAACAAAAAGAGAAAACGAAACTAGACAAATATTATTATTTATAATTTTATTTATTACGTTTTTTATTCTCTGCATGAAAGTAACACAAATATTAAACTAATGAGAGATACAAATAAAAAACTGAAATCATATTTGAAAGATGATCTAAAAGTATTAGAATATCATACAAATGAATTAATAAATAATATATATGCAAGAGGACAACAGAAAGAATTTAAAAAAGACATTGAGACAATAGAAAAAATATTTTCTTACTGGTCGCACCATTTAAAAAAACTATAATTATGTTTGATTAGTTTTAATTTTTAGTTAGTTAAAGCCCTTTAAACCTATGTTTAAGGGGTTTTTTTATGCCTTTTATATATATACACCTTTTTTTTAATTGGTTGATTTACAGAGCCTGTAAAAGCTTGGGAAATAACAAACAATTTTAAGCTCATTTAAGCATACTTTACACCTCATCAAGTACCTACACACATATAATTAATAAACATCTCTTAAATCGTCTATAAATAGCTTTAAATAGCATTTAAATATAATATAATTAACTAATTTAGATAATTTGACGTAAATTAAATTATTGGCAGGTGGAGTTGTCAATTCTGATGAATTCATCCAAAACGAATTTATGTAAAACTCATATTCTAAAAATATATATATAGTTGAAAAGTAATTTATGGATAAGGTATTATTCGCCCACCTATAATAAATGTTATTTTAAATAATATTTGCTAGATATTTGGTTAGCAGTTTACTCGTTGTATGGAATAGTACTAGGGCGACTACGAAAACAACAAAGGATTTAGTACTGCCATTCACAAGGAGATTTAGAGTACAAGGTCCAACAATCGTCCGTATTTATTAGGGTATTGAAGTGTGGCAACTTATGTAGATTTGCAACTACTTGTATAAAGATAACGATATTTTTAATTTTTGTTTTATACTTTCATAAACAACTTATTAACAAAAAACAGAATGTGTTGATTTTCGTTATCATAGTATGATAAAGGAATACAAGCTGTCTATACCTCAAACATTGGCAGGAATAAGCCTTAGACAGTATCAGAAGTATCTTAAAATACTAGATAAGTGGGATAAGGAAGATGAGGTATATATAAAGACAAAGATGCTGCAGATATTCTGTGGATTAGAAATAGAAGATACGTTTAAGATTCCCTTAAACAACTTTGATTTCGCAATAGATGCCATAAACAACTGTTTTAAGGAGGAAACTCCTTTAGTGCCTAGATTTAGTATGTCGGCAACAGACGAACATGGGGATGAGACGGTTGTTGAGTTTGGTTTTATACCAAAGCTAGACGATATGACATTTGGTGAGTTCATTGATTTAGATGGTTATATCTCTGATTGGGATAAGATGCATAAAGCAATGGCTGTATTGTTTAGACCAGTCATCTTTAAGAAGAATGAGTTCTATAGGATAATGGATTATGAAGGCAGTCATAAATATTCTGATGTAATGTTAGATATGCCTGTTAATGTAGCAATAGGAGCAATGGTTTTTTTTTATCGTTTAGGGAGCAAATTACCAAGCTATACGCTGGATTATTTACAGCAGCAGTTGAAGGGGAAGGAACTTCCACCTCAGCTCAAGCAAACTTTGGAAAAAAATGGGGTTGGTATCAATCAATATTTACAATCGCTCAAGAAGATGCAGCAAAGATTGACCAAACTACAAAACTACCAGTACATACCTGTTTAATGTATTTGGAGTATATAAAGGATAAGACAAGAATAGAAAATGCTTTAATAAAAAAAGCACATAGAAAATAAATATGACACAAGTATACGACTTACTAGACAAGATTAAGGATGAGTTAAGAGCCGATAATCACATTAATAGTGTGAGTTTTGGTGATATAACACAAGTCAACTTAAACAAGACAGATATATTTCCTTTAGCACACCTAAACATCTCTAATGCAATTATAGATTCACAATCTATTACATTTACATTGCAAATATTATGTGCAGATATAGTGGATTACACAAAAGAGGAACATAGTCCAGATGATTTTTATGGTGTAGACAACTTACAAGATGTACTAAACACACAATTACAGGTAATGAATTTAATATTCTCTAAACTAAAAAGAGGTAATCTGAGGGCTGATAAGCTGCAGGTAGATGTAAGTATGAGTTGTCAGCCATTTAAAGAGAGATTTGAGAATGAGTTAGCTGGTTGGGAAGCAGAAGTAGATATTATCATGGCTAATGATATAAGTATCTGCTGATGAAACAAGATTTAGTTAGAAGAGCATTAGAAAGATTAGGTTCTGAAGCTGTAGAAAGACTTAGGGCTAATTTAAGTAAGCCAAAAAATGGTAAAACTTTAAGAGCTTCTAACAAGTTGCATGATACTATGTATTATAAAATAGTAGGCACTAACATAGAAATATTTATGGCTGACTATGCAATGACTGTAGATGAGGGAAGAAGAAGGTTTGCTAGAGTTCCTAAAGGATTTGCTAAAGACATACTTCAATGGATGTCTATAAGAGGCATAAATCCACAAAATGGTAAAACAAGAATGCAGTCAGCAAAAGCTATTGCTCAAAGTATTTATGAACAAGGTACTATAAAGCGATTTGGTTATTCTGGTAGCAACTTTATAGACAGAGCAGTAAACAATGTAATGAATGAGTTTGATGATGACCTGTTAACAGCTTGGATGAGTGGATTAGAAGAAGAATTAAATAAAATAAAATAAAAACAAATGGCTAAAATAAATGTAAGAAGCCCATACTTTATCAACGTATCAGCTACAGGGCTGACAAGTGCAAAATTAGAATTAATTATTTATTATGGAGCTGCAAACACAACATTTGGAACTCCAACCTATATATTAAGTTCTACAGCAGTAGATGAAAAAGTAAATTTTGAAGTAAGTAGTTTGATAAAAGACTATATAAACGGAAAATTTAATGGTAATTATCCAAACACAGGAGCAACAGAAGCAGAAGCAACCACAGTGTTTGTTGATTATAGAATCACACAAGCAACATCAAGTGGCTCTACAGTAGGTAGCCCTGTTTATGGGGTTAGAGCTTATGATGGATTTGGGTATTTTGAGGATGGAGCTAATCCACAATTTGAGCAAGGGTATTTGCAATCAAACACAACTATATTAAAACCAGATGATTCGCCTTTAAGAATACCTATAGACCCTACAAACACAACAAGCGTATCTTTCTTTAGTAACGGAGAAGAAATACATACATTTAGTCCTTCAGGAACATATACGATACAAAATCAAATACTTTATATAAGTAACGAGTCTGCAGGCGTAGACAGCTATGAGGATAGAGTATTATCGGACGGAGGTACTTTTGAAGACTCTAGTTGTCTTGATTCTTTTTTAAGTCAAATAGGAGTTTATCCTGCAGATACAGTTTATGTTAGTGGTACAGAAGGGGTCAATGTCATAAGCGTACAAAATATAGAAGAGTGTAAGTTTATGCCTTACAAACTCACTTTTATAAACAAATTTGCTGCGTATCAAGACTTGTGGATGTTTAAGCGTAGCGATTTGTCTATTTCTAAAACAGAAGAAGAGTTTAGGTCTAACATTATAAGTAATGGCTCTTACAACACATACGAGCATCAATACAAAACATTTAATGTAAATGCAAAAGAATCTTTAACATTAAATACAGGCTTCTATCCTGAAGAATATAACGAAGTATTTAAACAAATGATGTTAAGTGAGCGAGTGTGGATAGAGTACGACAATAAAACATTACCTGTAAAAATTAAATCTAATGATTTTTCATTTAGAACAAGATTAAATGATAAATTAATTAATTATACAATACAAGTAGAATTTGCATACGATAAAATAAATACTGTTAGATAATGCTTAGAGAAGTAGAGGTATATATAAATACAGCAGGTTATGGGGAAGCTATAACTTATCAAAGACTAGACTTGTTTAAAGAACAATCTATCAACATAACCAACTCTTTGCAAGACATAAAAGATATTGCAAAGGTGTTTACTGACTTTACTCAACAGTTTAACATCCCAGCCAGCACAATAAACAACAAAGTTTTTAAGCATTACTATAACTTTGATATAGATGGTGGATATGATGCTAGAGTAAAAAGAGAAGCTCTAATTAAGATAAATGGTCAAGACTACAGAGAAGGATTTATGAGCTTAAATAGTGTAAGCATGAAAAATCAATTACCTCATGCTTATAAAGTAGTTTTCTATGGTAAAACAGTAAGTCTAAAAAGATTATTTGGTGATGATGAATTAGATGATTTAGCAGGCTACCCTAACGCATATTTATCTCAATTTAATCAAGATTATACCACATCAAACGCAAAAACAGGATTCACTAATGGTTATAATTTAGTAAGTGGCAGTTTAGCAAGCAACTCAGATGCTACAGCAGGAGACTTATGCTATCCTTTTATTAGTGGTAAATCTCATTATTACTGGGATTCTGCTAGTAATCCACCAGTATTAAACGAAGATGTGGAGTCTAGGAATGTAAGGGTTTACTCGTCTTCTAGTAGTACTACAGATGGCATAAAACTCGTAGATTTAAAACCAGCTATACGTTTATATCACATAATTTTGGGAATAGAAGACAAATACGGTCTTACTTTTACTAAAAATGGAACAAATGATTTTTTTAGCACCTCTAATAATGAATTTTATCAGTTATATCTATGGTTGCATAGAGAAAAAGGTGATTTAGCAAGTCAAATAGCAGAAAGTGTGTTTCAAATAGATTTAGATGAATATGTTTTTTCTAGTGGCACTTCAGACCCTAGAAGCAATTTTAATCAGGATTTGGTTACTTCTTTGACAGACCAAATAGTAGAAACTGTAGAAATATTCTATGAGTATACTGTTTCTATAAATCCAACAGGAGCAGGATTCTACTCTTTAGAGATGACAGACACACAAACAGGAGACACCATATCTCCTACTTCAAGTGCCACAGATATAACAGGTGCGCAAACAAGGACATTTACCATAAGAAAAGCAGGTAGTGATTTTGGAACACAAACATTCACACCTGTCTTAAAAGTAAAAACAACAGGAGGTATTACTGCTTTTAGTGTTACCTCTATGACAATCACAAAAACACAACTAGAAGTAGATTTGGGTTCTGGTAGCGCAAGC